GCCGTGAGTTGTTCGCCAAATGTGGACGCGCCGTCCGGCGCAAGCAACCACGACTCGCGCCAGACGGCTTCAACGTCCAAACGATTCACAACCACAACTCACATTGTAAGCCAAGTCAAAAAATAAGTAACGGACATGATTCACCGGCTGCACATTTCCGCTCTGGTCATTTCCGCGTTTTGCGCTCAGAGAAATTCACCAACAAAAGATTCCAAGTGATATTCATTCCGCAGACCTTTGTGAAAGGAAAGGCAATCACTGTTTTGTCTCCTGAGCAAGCGTGATCATCTTCGCCAACATCAACCCAAAGCCTCGGCCATCGGACATCATCGAATGGTCGCAGGCCAACATCCGACTCCCCGGCTCGACGCTGTCCGAGTCGTTTGACATCTCCATCACGCCTTGGCTACGCGAGCCGCTTGAGCGATTGCTAGATGATGAGACGCGAATCATAACGTTCGTAAAACCGATTCAGTCGGGCGGCTCTAGCGTTGGCGAGATTGCGCTGGCGTGGTGGGCGTCGTTTGGGCGCGGCATCATTCAAAACAACTGGCCAAAGGATGATCGCGCAATGAGCCGATGGCGTGAGCGCATCCTGCCAGTGTTGGAACGGGGCAAGTCTGTAAAATGGATGGGCGACCGATTCGACAAAGTTATCTGTCAGGCAAACCTCATTGGCTCGACGCTCAAGGTGCAAGGCGTGTTCAACGCGGATTCGCTGGACTCTGACTCCGTGCCTTTCCAAGTCAACGAGGAAGTCCATTCATGGAAGCCCGGCCACATGGCGAAGGCGCGAGGCCGCCAGACTGCGGTCTGGTTCTCTAAAGCTCTGGACATCTCAAACGCCGGACTTGTAGGTGAGCAGTTACACGGCGAATGGTTAGCCGGAACGCAACAGACTTGGGAGGTGAAGTGTCCCGGCTGCGGGCTGTATCATCCGATGCGGACACGGTGGGAGGACTCAAAGCCGCACCTTGGCGGGCTGCGTTACGATCCCACAGGATGCAAGTCAAAGGACGGAAGTTATGACTACAACAAGCTACGCAAGACGACCCGATACCAGATGCCATGCGGGAAAGAAGTCTTCGATACGCCCAGCGAGCGGAAGTCATTGAGCTTGTCGGGGCGCTACTCGCAGCCAGCCAACGAAGGCGCAACGCTATCGCATCGCAGCTACAACCTCGAAGCCGTCGCGGTGGATTACATCCCCTGGCTGAAGCTGATTCAGGAAAAGCACTCCGCTTTGCGCGCATTGAAAGCTGGCGACTCCGAACCGTGGCGGCGATACATCACAGAGCGCGAGTGTAACTTTTACAGCGAAGAATCCCGGCCTTTCATGGGGCAAGTGTTGATGAACTCGACACTTAAGAAAGACAGGGCTGGATTGACGGGGCGCGTTGTTAGATCATGGGCAGCGGATAAGCAGAAAGGCTATCGTGCGCTTGGCCAACTTTCTCACTACTGGCTAGTGATTCGGGACGTGATGGCGAACGCCGACTCGCAGCTTGTGTTTGAAGGCTTAGTCCAGACGGACACAGACCTGCTCGCAATCCTCGACGATCACAAATGCCAGCGTCGTTGCGGCGTGGTTGACGCATCGTGGGACACAAAGAACGTCATGGAGTTCTGCTATCGCAACGGCATCTCAGCGGTTCAGGGTTCTCCAAAGCAGGAATGGTTCACGCACGCGGATAAGACGAAGCGTTTCTATTCCGTGATGAAGCCGATTCACATGGAGCTTAATGTCCCGCCTCGGATGACATACATCGCCAGCGACGCAGGGTGGCAGCCCAATGTTGACGAGCCGCTAGTCTGGTTCTATAACAAGGCAGGACTGCTCAACAACTTGTTTTTCCTGCGTGGACACAAGAGCATGGTTCTGGCAAAGAATCCAGAGGCAAAGCCGTGGGAGTATATCACGCATGATGTTCCGTCTGACGTGTCTGAAGATTACCAGTTGCAAAACGATTCTTGGGAATTGAAGACAGGTTCACGCGGTCGCAGCAAGGAACAGATCGAGGAATGGCGACAGACGCGCAAGGATGACCACATGCTAATGTGCGAGGGCTACATTGCAATGATGATGGACATGGAAGGCTTTGTTGCGGATCGGCTGGTTCAACTTGGAATTGAAAAATGAAAACCTTCACACGCAAAGAAATAGCCTCAGCAAACTCTGTTTCATCCAACACCGTGAAACGCCGCGAGCGTGAGCTTGGCTTGAGCGGATGCAGGGACAGGGCTTGTCGCAAGCCGATCCGCTACAACGCGGACAAAGCATCGGAATGGCTGAAACGCGCTGGCTGGCAATCACCTTAAAATCTCTGGGCAAAAATAACTATCCGGCTTTGACGCCACAAACTCCTCAGATTTAATCTTACCAAGCAACTCTTCAAACACAGCCCGCGCGTGCCGCCTACATGCGCCGTGGCTGTAATACACATTTGGGACAGGAGGCAGGACAGTCTTTGTCTCACTCTGACACATTGCACAAACTCTAACGATTGTTTCACTCATAGCTAAACAATAGCGCAATCACCGTGCCTTGTGTGTGTCGCATGTGGCGCATGTGGCATTTGGTTTTATAGGGTCGGACACGTAATGTCATACCGTGGTTGTGAATCGTTTGGACGTTGAAGCCGTCTGGCGCGAGTCGTGGTTGCTTGCGCCGGACGGCGCGTCCACATTTGGCGAACAACTCACGGCAAACTTTCGCACGGCTCGCAGCCTCAATGCGGGCGGTTCGCTCTCAAACATTTCACGGAACTCATCATCTCACGGGTTCGCTCAACCTGGTTCTTCTCATCGCACGACAGTTGACGCCGAGCGCGTGGCGTTGACCGCGTTGAAGTATTACGAAGCTTTGCTTGTCGCCTTGGGGGTGTCCGCTAACGAAGCGGGCGAACTGGCGATCTACAATGAAGGACTAGCGCGAGGTTGTGCCGATGCCTACCAAGTCCCTGAATACCGTTCGGACTTCACCAACATGCGAGCATGAGCGAAACATCATCCATTAAGTCACGGGCGATTTACGCAATCAGCGCGATGCTTGGAGGAACTCGACTTGGCGCAGCTTGGGACGTTGCGTTCAACTGTTACGAGGCGGCGCGGTTCAGCATGGAGCGCAGCTATCTGCGCGGATCATTGCAAGAGGCGCGACTGGACATCACTAAGCACACGCGAGAAGAGCTTCAAAGGAAGTCGCGCTACTTTGAAAAGAACTCTAGCCTTTACAACAAATTAGCAGACCTCTGGGAACAATACGTTACCGGAACAGGTTTGCAGTTCTACGCCACGACCACGAAAACTGAATGGAACGCCATTGCAGATCGGGCGTGGGAACAATGGAAACCCTTCGCAGACATCTCCTCCCGGTTTGGCTTCGATAACCTTCAAGGCATCGCCGTCCGATCTCTCTTCGTTGACGGCGAAGTCTTTGTTTTGCTTACACGCGACCCCGCAAACAATCGCCCGCGCATTCAACTCATCGAAGCGCACCGTTGCAAGACGCCAGACGCAATGCAAAAGCAGGAAGGCGTCTCAATCGTTGACGGCATTGAGGTTGATCAATCCGGCAGGCCGATAGCCTATTGGTTTGCGTTTGGCGAAAAGGAAATGCGTCGTTTCGATGCGTTCTCAATCGTTCATATCTTTGAGCCAGCCAGACCGGGACAGATGCGAGGCATCCCCTACATATCATCCGCGCTGAACATCCTTCACGATCTCGACGACTTACAGATTTTGGAAATGCGACACAAGAAAGTTGTGTCTGAAAATTCGCTTAACGTGTTCACGGCAACGGGGGATTTGCCGCCGGGGATGAACGCGGCGACGGGGCGTTTCCGTGATGTTGCAGGCGCAACGGCTTCCGGTGCGACCACAACTGAGAAGCGTCTCGAATACTACAAGAGCGCATACGGCGGGCGCGTGAACGTGGCAATGCACGGCGACAAGATTGAAGAGCAAACCAGCGACCGCCCGAACGTCGCAACGCGCGACTACTGGCGCATGTTAGAGGAAAAGGTTTGTTGCGCGACTGGCGTCCCGCTTGTGATTGCGCTGCCCGATTCGATGCAAGGCACGGTTTATCGCGGATCACTCGACGCCGCAAACGCCTTCTTCCGGTGCAAAACTTCAGTTCTTGCGACATATTTCAAGCGCATCCGTGAATATGTTCTGAACATGGAAGGAAGCTTCTTCCCTCCGCTTGGTAATCGTCCGGCGGACTGGCAATCGTGCGACTATCTCCCGCCCGCTGCAGTCAATACTGACATTGGTTACAACTCCGCTGCCAACATCAACGAACTGACGGCGGGATTGAAGTCATGGGATGACATACTTTTGCCGCAAGGACGAAAAGCCGAACCTGTGCTCCGCCGAAAGGCAGAGTTACAACTTTATATCAAACGTCTCGCGGCAAATCTTTCAAACAACTCAGATGGAATTGAGATTTCGCCCGCAGAGATTGCGAGCTTGGACATCATCCAGCCGCCAGAGCAAATCATCGAACAGGATTCAAAATGAGCTTTCAAAAATCCATTCCCTACATCGGCGGTAAGATCGACGTAGCCTTCAACAAGGCTGATGAATTGCCAGTCAGCATCCAGATTTACGACGACATCGGCAAAGACCCGTGGACAGGCGAAGGATTCAGCGCAAAGGATTTGGCAAACGCGCTCAAGGAAATCCCGAATCGCAACCGCGAGCTTCGCATTGCCGTCAACTCTCGCGGCGGTGACGTGAACGAAGGCAAGACGATTCGTTCCATGTTGGAAGATTGGCCGGGACGCATCGTCAACGTGATTGATGGCGTAGCCGCATCAACCGCGTCATGGATGATCCCCGCTGACGAGGTTCAAGCCCGCAATCACTCACAAATCTTCATTCACAAATCGTGGGCAATGGTCATGGGCAACTCTGATGACATGACCAAGGCCGTTGCCATGCTAAACACCACGGATGAACAGATTGCAGACATCTACGCCAGCAAGACGGGCAAAGGCCGCGAAGCGATGATGAAGCTGATGACAGACGAAACACTTTTGACGGGTCAAAATGCCCTAGAACTTGGCCTAGTGGACAAGATCATCGATGGCAATCCCGTCCACAATTTCAGCGCGACAGAATTGCAGAACATGAAGGGCAAACTGGCTGCGATGAACTCACTAAAACTTTCCGCTCCCACGCAGGGCGCGGATACAACAAAAAACAAAGAACAGGAAAAAATCATGGAAATCGAAAACAAAGCCCTGCTCGCGGAGCAGGCAAATCGTATCGCGGAACTCGAAAACAAAGTGAAGGCCGAGCGCGCTTCTCGCATTGAATCCGCTTTCAACACGCTCGCCGCAACTCGCCCGACGCTTAACCGCGAAGAGTGGTTGCCCAAGTGCCAGGCTGACGAATCCGTCTTGAACCTCGCTGCTAAGTTCCCGGAAAGCCCGGTCGCTGGCAACATCGCTTCAAATATCTCGCTTGGCCGCAATGTCCTCGTTGAAAAATACGAGAACCTCTCGCACGATAAGGTTGAACAGGCCAAGCTTGCCAAAGGACTCTACAACGACCTCCGCAAGCAATTGCTGATTCATAACGGCGTCAAGGATGCGGACATTCTTAACGGCAAGTTTGACCGTTTCGACTTCAGCAATCCGAAGATCGTCAACGCGAACACCGTTGATGCTGCTTTGGCGAACACCGTCTTGTCTGGTGAGTTTGTCACCACGATGCGGACATACATCGCGCCGTGGAGCGCATTCACTCGCACCGTCTCGTTGTCTCCTGTGAGCCGTCGTCAGGTGTTGGAAGTGCCTCTCTACTCAAGCGCGGGCAGCAAGCAACAGAACGCCACAAACTATGAGTCTGGCGATTCTGTTCTCGCGCCTATCGCTGTCACTGTCGCGGAAGAGTCCAAGAGCTTCCACGTCAGCCGTCCTGAATCCAACCTCGGATTGCAACTCGCCGGACTCGTGCCGACGAATGCGAAGGTGTTGGCTGAAGGTATCCACGCGAAAATGACAGCGTTGATGACTAACGCCAACTTTGGTGCGGATTTTGTCATCGGATTGGCTGCGGATTTCAGTTCCACCGACCTTCCCGCAATCCTCGCTCTCGGCAAAAACTACGACAGCGTTCGTTTGTTGCTCGACGGCGGACACCTCGCCTACCTGCTCCCGACCACGCGTGAAAACTTCGTGTTCGGCGAACCCGGCGCGTATGGGTTCGACGGCGGCATCTACAAAAACAACCTGTGGACATCCGCAGCCACCGACATCGCCGGCTTTGTCTGCGGACCGGACGCAATCGTCAACGCATGGGGAGTTGCTGACGGCCTGCCTGCTGGCGAAGCAATCAGCCAAACCACGATGGACGTTAACGGCATCCCGTTCACGATGTCTGTCTGGTTCAGCCGTGCTTCTCGCGCAGTCTGGGCGAGCTTCCAAGTGATGCATGGTTGCGCCGTGGGTGACGCGACTCAGGGCGAGCCGTTGACCACTGCCTAATCGGTAATCTGATTGGCCTGCCACGATTAAAACCGTGGCGGGCTTTTCAAACCAAACAAAACTATGAGACAAGCACTTATCGTCAAAAATCCGAAGTGGGAACTGTTCTCGACAGTTAGCGCAGAGTTCAAAGCCTTGTCCGGCAATGCTGTCATGGTCGTGCGCGGCACAAACAAGGAAAAGAAAACGGCAAAACCGGTATTGAAAGCCGTAAAAGCGGCGACGGGCTTGGCTGCTTTTGTGTTGATGTTCAGCCTTGCGGCTCACGCGCAACAGGACATCACCGTGATGCTGCCAGCATCAAATCTTGCTGGCTCAACTACGAACGCAGGCCCGGGCAATGGCGTTCTTGGTTGGAATCGCGATCAAATCGCTGTCATTGGTGCGAATATTTACAGCACGAACAATGTCCACATCACAACAAAGTCAAACTCTGTCATCAGGTTTGATACGTCGGCAAATGGGACGGACTGGTCAACGAACGCTTACTCGTTCTCGCTGACTACCGCCACATACCAGACCAACGGCAATGCCAACATTGCAAGGCTAACAAATAGTGTTGGCGCAAAGTGGTTGAGAATCGGCGCTGTTGAAAACGTGAACACGAACCGCGTTTATTTCCAGCGCATGACGTTCTCGATTGACCCTTAAAAATGAGCCTCGCGGATTTGTCCATGAGTCGGTGTGCGGCGGCGTTCAACGTCGTTCACGCTGACACATGGACAATCCTTTCAGGCTCATTGGCAGGTTCAACCTTCTCAGGCGATGCACAGACAGAATCCGTCATCTCTTTAGATGGCGACATTGGAAGCGATGCCAGAGAAAAGACGACCATTTACATTGACCGACCCGCACCGCTGCTAGAGCGCGGAATGGTGATCAGCGGCAAGGGTATGACATGGCGTGTCATAGGGGATAAGGATGACAACGCCGCAAACGACCGGGTCAAATTCGAGTTGGTTCAGATTTCATCGAAGGACACATGATAACCGCTGATATTGACATGACAGGCTTCAACTCCGGCATTGTAGCAATGATGCGCAGCGTTGGCGCAACGTCGCGGCAGATCGTGGAGAAGGAGACTGGCGAGCTTATCAAGACTCTGGTTCGGATTTCTCCGCCGTCCGATGCGGCAAAGAAATCAAAGCAGCTTGATAATATCAAAAAACAGATTTCAAAGACGTTCCACATATTCGGGAAGAATAACAACTTTGAGTATGACAACACTCAAGCCTCAAAGTCTGGCATGAAGTGGTATGCGGCGTCCTCAAAGTATTTGTTCGGCGGTGCTCCAGATACCGACATGCGTAAGGCAAGCCAAAAGGAATTGTTGACTGTTCATTACAGCCGGAAAGACGTTCAAGGCAGCGGACGCATTATCACGTCTTTTAAGAACCGGAAGACTTCTCAGCGCGTGGCAATTATCACCAAGATAGTAGCCGCAAAAAATCAAGTCGATGCACTTATCAAGCGCGTGCAAAAGAACGTTGGTCGCCTAAAAGCCGGATGGCTAGTTGCGGCAAGGGATGGAAAGGTCAGATTGTCCGGCGCAAATCTTCCTCCGGCATGGGTGAAAAAGCATGTCAACAGCGGCACAAGAGGCCGCGCAGATGTCCAGTTGCAAAACTCAACTAACCCGCACATCACGATAACGAACTTTGCGAAAGGTGTTCGATCTGAGGCATCGCTTTATTTTGTCAATGCGGCATTAAGAATCCGCGCGGCAGCAATGCTTAAAAACGCAGACCTATACACAAGCGGTAAAAAGAACCTTGGCGACTATTCCAAAGAAGGAATCAAAGTCGCGACATTTTGAAGTCATGCTCACCACTCAAAGCAGCATTAACTTTCCAAGCAATCTCAGGATTGAAGGCGAGCTTGTTGACGTGAAAGCCCGGCACGTTGCACGGCGGTCTGGTGTCTTTCATTCCGTGCCAAGGCGCGAAAAGGTTCTTAGCCTTGACGCGCATGAGGTGGTTAGTCCGCTTGGCTTCGTAGCGAATCACGCGAGGGCAACGAAGCATCAATCCTTCGCCGCCCGCTTTAATGATAGCATCGGCAAGCTGCGACGGTTCATCGCGGAAAGCGATGATGCCACGCTCCGGGGTCATCACGATTTCGTTGCGAAACCCATCCGCAAGCTTCATTCGATCCGTCCATTTACCGCAGGCGTCTGGAAAGTCAAACGCAACGAAGCGGCAGGCATCTGTGAACATTCCGTGACGCACGGCGTTCATGGCTTGGATGTATTCGCCACGCCCGCACCAAATCTCACCGTCAAGCGCAACGCCGCAAGGAAGCTTACTAGTGAAGCCGGAAGGAGCTTTGACAATGTTGCCATCGCGAGTCCAAAGCTGGTAGCCGTCCCAAAAGGCGCGGCATCCGTCAAACTTCTCGCTCCAGAAATATCCGGTGCAGTCCCGGAAATCCCAGTCTCTAGCAAGAGTCATGTTTGTCTCGTTCACGGCGAAACATTAACCCCAAACGCAGAGCCTTGTCTTGTCCGTTTCATTACGGAAAGACATTCAATGTCCTATGCCCGCTGACAACTTCGACATCATTTACGACATCGAAAGCGCGGTTGAGGCCGCGTTCAAGCTGTTGTTTGCCGAGGATGAGTTGACCGCTTACACGATCAACGAACTGGGCGAGACACAGAAGGAGCGGCCAAGGGTTGAGCTTATGTATTCGCATGGCTCAGAGGCAGGCCACAACTCGACAGCATCCGCCTACTACCGTCCCGATACATTCACAGGATCGTTGACCGTGGCCATCGTCACGAACTCTAAAGACGAATCCATCGGCATTGCAGAACACGCTCAATTTCGCGGCCGGGTCAGAAACATCATGGCGAAGTCTCGATCGCGATTGAAAGCGGATCGAGACGCGGCGGACGCTGACGCCTTGCTTCCATGGCATTGCATCCTAGACGTTGTGGAGTCAGGAACATCCCCGGCCTATTCACCCGAAGATGGTCATTTAGTTTCACGAATCAACTACGAGTTAAAAGTCAATATCCGGCCTGAAGCATGGCCTACTGAAGCATGAAATACTTATTACTAATCGCCTTTCTGTTTGCAAACGCAGTCAGTGGCGCACCAACAAACCTTGTTTCGCTGGCCTACATCAACGGCACGAACAACGGCAACGTTTATTATGCCAGCAACATCTATGTCCCTCGGCAGAAATACCTTTTCCAGTCTTTAGGCATCACAAACACGGGATTCTCAGGAAACTACACTACCAACGGAATCACAAACCGAATCACCGTCAACATTCAGCTTTCGGTTGATGCCTCAAATACCAACTGGATCACGCTTTATACATGGACGCCTTCACACACAAATGCAGTCGTTGAAACCTACAACGAAGAATTTGACCGGATCGCTTTACCGATTAGGGCGCAGGTCATCACCACAAACTCAATCGGCGCGGCGGTATTCAAACAATAAAAACAAAGGAAAATAATGAGCGCATTAAGAAACGATGGAACAGTCCAATACGGTAGCGCAGTGCTTGCAATCGGCGTTGTGACTGCTGGAAATCCCCCGACAGTCGGAAGCACTACAAACTATGTTGCAGACAACATCTCAATCAGTCGCCCCGGAAAGACGATTGAGCGAACGAACGAACTCGACGAACCAAGCGGACAAGTCACTTACGCAGGATTTGTGACTGGCAGCGCGACAATTCAGCTTGCTACAAGCTCAACGCTTGTCCCGTTCCACGGCAAGGGATTCTCGCTGAACTCCGGCTTTGACCCGGACAACGACGCTGATACAGACGCCGAGGTTTTTTACATTGATTCTGTTGACCAACCGCTTACCAAAGACGGCGAGCGCAAAGTCAACATCACGTTTCGCAAGTTCTACGCAACAACCTAAGCCGTGACTCTCACAGATCAAATCCCCGGACTGGCGGAGGCGATTGAGAAGGAGCAGCACGTTAGGGATACGTCGTTTCTTGAATTGCCTGAGAGTGTTTGTGGCTTTGATGTTAAGCCGCTGACGCTCCGGCATGTGCTGACGCTTGGCGCGGTCGGCTCGCCATTCATGCGCGGTGGTCATCCAATGCCGCACGACATTGGCGCGTTCCTGATAGTTGTTGGCGACTGGAATGGGTTTAATCGCTGGCGCAATCTTCGCAGGCTTGGCCGCGTGGAGTTTCGGAAAGCGGTTGTGGCTGTGGATTCATTCGTCAAAGAATCGTTCCAAGACGCTCCAGCCAGCGGTGCGGCGGAGTCAGTAAGCTATTACTCGTTTGCGGCGTCAATCGTTGACGTGTTCGGGCGTGAATACGGCTGGAGTGAGTCAGAGACTTTAGATGTTCCACTGAAGCGGCTGTTCCAATACCTTAAAGCTATCGCTCGCAGGAATGGAGAGACGGTGTTTTTTAATCCGTCGGATCGGGTGCGCGGTGAATGGATGGATGCGGTCAATAAACAAAACTGACATGGCACTGAGCAAAGAAGAAATTTCAATTCGACTTGGCGTCAATTCT